AATCCTATCGTGGTGACTGTATATTCTGTTTGAATCGCAATACCCTTTCAGTTAGAAATGAGAATGGTAAAATCCATTGGTATTGTTTTCATGCTAACTGCGATGCAAAAGGCTCACTGAATGTGGGTACTACCGTAGACGACTTACAAAATTTCTTACACAGTAAGACGAACAATCCTAATCTGAACGGTGGTAACTTCCTTATTCCTAAGGAATTTGTAACCGTCTACGGAAATAATAAAGCAAGAGCATACATCGAGAAGTATCAGCTAGAAAATACGGAAGCAAGAATGATGTATGATGTTAAGCAAGATAGAATAGTTTTTTTAGTAGAAGACAATGGTGAAGTCATTGGTGCGATTGGTCGTACCTTATCTGAAAGCAGTCTTCCCAAGTGGTATAAGTATGGTACATCATCAGTGCCTTTCATGGTGGGTACAAATAAATACTTAGGGGTTCTTGTAGAAGACTGCGTTTCAGCGTGTAAAGTAGCTATGGCTAATCTTACAGGGATTGCTATCATGGGTACAAAATTACCTGAAGAGTTTATTGTTCCGATTGCTGACAAAGTGGATAGATGTTTTGTATGTCTAGACAAAGATGCAACGGATAAAAGTTTTAAGATAAGGGATGCTCTATCCTATCACATTCCTAGTTATGTAGAAATGATTGATAAGGATTTGAAGCATTACAGTATTAACGAATTAAAGAAATGGGGGGAAGAATTATGCACGAAGATTGGTTCGTAATGGTATTGGTAGCTATTGTTTTATTCATTATCTTTTATGTATTTCTAAATCTACCTGTGTATGATTGGCATGTACAATAATATTATTTTAGAAAGACACTACAAAAAAGGTAGTCGTAAAGGTAGGTTTAAAATATCTGAAAAGATATCAAAACGCAAAGGTTTATATGACAAAGCAGTCATGACACCTGAGAAGCAATTGAATCCTAAAGACTACGAACATCGAAACAGTTTGGTAGATAAAATAAAATTATCTAGACAAGAAGCAGAAGATTATAAGATGAAAATTATAGCTGATGCTGAAACATTAAAGAGGTATGAAGAATACTTCAAAACACATTCATATAAATAGAAAGGGAATAATATGGGATTGTATGATGAGAATAAAAAATATTTAGTAGACATCATGGGGGTGGCTACAATAGTAAAAATTGGTGAGGAAAGGTATGATGATATTTACGGTGAGCCTACTGTCATGTATAGCCTGGGATTTTATAACAAGGCCTTAGAAGACTTAGGTGATAATGATGACCATACCTTTGAGCCTATGAAGAAAGATAAAACCACAGGATGTAATATTGCTACATGGAAGAGATTGAAACCTTATCGATTACCGTTTAGTGATACAGGATATCGTTCTGACTTTAGTGATATTGTTAAGGAAGGTACATATGGTAGCTATGAAGAAGTGATTATGGATAGTGCCATAAACAATCTTAGACATTGTGGTATCACAAGAAATAAATACTTCGATGCAGAAACAATGACTGATGTTCCTGCCGTTAGAATCATTAAGGAATTAGAGTAATGAATATTACCCACTATTTTTTATTAATCTTAACAACACTTTTTGTTTTCAGTGCTAGTGGTTGTTCTTACATTGTAGAGAAAAATAAAAAAGGTGAGATATCTATTGAGCCATTAGAGTCTATTCAAAAAGTAAACTGCAATACAGATAAACTTACAAAGCTAGAGATTACTAAGTGCGAAATGGAAGCTAGATTATTGGAGTTAAAATATTAAATCTTACACAGTAAGATAGAAAGGCAAACATGGAAGACGGCAATCTAAGATTATATGTTCTTAAAATTCTTCTAACAAAGAAGAACTTTCTTAGAGTTAAAAATATTATCCACAAAGATTTCTTTGCTAATGGAGTAAGAGATATCTACAATGCTATCTGTCAAATCTATGAGGATAATCCTGAAATAGAACAGATTACTTATGATGATTTACGAATCAGTTTCTTTGAAACATACTTCTCTAATCAAAGTGTTAATGCTCAGCTAAACATCAAAAACATTATCAGTCGTTTGGAACAATCAAAACCAATGACTGATAGTGTGATTGAGAATGCTATTAAGAGTATGTACAAAATGTCCAAGGCAGATGAGATGTCTAGACTTTGTATTGAGTTAGGAAACAATCCTAGTAAACATTCTTTCCAAGAGATTAAAAGATTCTTGAATGAGATTGATGAAGAGAACTTTGAAGACAAAGAGAATACACTAGTCACCAATGACTTTGATGAATTACTAGCTATTAATGAACATAATGGTGAGTTCAAATTTAATATTAATGAACTTCAAAATGCAACAGGGGGTATTGGTCGTGGTAATTTCATGGTTGTATTTGCTAGACCTGAAACAGGAAAAACGGCATTCTGGGTTAGCCTTGTTGCTAAGCAAGACGGTTTCGCATGGCAAGGACATAAGTGTCATAATTTCATCAACGAAGAACCTGCGAGACGTACACAGATGAGAATGATTAATGCCTGTAGCGATATCACAAGAAAAGATATGTACAATGGAAGTAGAAAATTAGCTGAAGAACAGTGGAATAAAATAGAGAAAAATATATTTACACATGACAGAGTAGATATGACTATGGAAGACTTAGACACATACTGTAAAGATAATGAAGTTGATATTTTAGTCATAGACCAATTAGATAAAGTTAATGTATCAGGTAGATATAATTCTTCTCATGAAAAGTTAAGAGAAATATATCGACAAGGTAGAGAGTTGGCTAAAAGACATAATTGTTTAGTGATTGGAATGTCACAGGCTTCTGCTGAGGGCCATGGTAAATCAACACTAACTTTTAATGTTATGGAAAATTCAAAGACAGGTAAGGCCGCTGAAGCTGATTTAATTATTGGTATTGGTAAGAATGATGTAGAAGAAATAGATGTAGATGAGGGTCATCGTAGAACAATTACGATATCTAAAAATAAATTATCAGGAACACACCCCGTATTCCTTCTGCATATTATCCCTTCTCTTTCTCAATACATATCAATAGCAAACTAGAAAGGAATAAATTTGATTACAGTATTAGATGTAGAAACAACATTCACAAAAGAGGGTGACCCTACACCCTTCAATCCTGAGAATAAATTGGTTAGCGTTGGAATCAATGACCAATATTTTTTCTTCTATCATAAGGATATGAAAGATATGAAAAAAATACAGGAAAATAAAAAGGTAATCCAGGATATATTGGACAAGTCAGTTTTAATAGTAGGACATAATTTGAAGTTTGATATGTCTTGGTTGTATGAATTTGGATTTAAGTATGAAGGTAAGTTATATGATACCATGTTGGCTGAGTATGTTCTTAATAGAGGTATGAAAAATAAATCTATATCTTTAAAAGAATCTTGCAAAAGAAGACAAGTTAATATGAAATCAGATATACTTTCTGTGTATACAAGTGAGGGTTACGGAGTGGATGAGATACCCTTAGAAAAGTTAGAAGAATATGGTAAACAAGATGTGTTAGTTACTAAACAGTTGTATCTTACACAAGTAAGATTATTTAATCAACCTGCTCACAAGAAACTAAAACCAACAAGAGATTTAATGAATGATTTTTTAAGTGTTTTAATTGATATGGAATGTAATGGAAATTATATTGACTTGCAAGAACTAGATGTAGTGGAGAAGGAATTGAGTCAAGAATATAATCATTTGAAAAATAAGATTACTAAAATTATTCAACAAGTTATGGGTGATACTAGAATAAATTTATCATCGACTGAAGACTTATCAAAAGTAATCTACTCTAGAAAAGTTCATGATAAAAATATCTGGTCAGCTATCTTTAATATAGGTATAGATAAAAGAACAGGAAAGCCAAAGAAAAGACCTGAAATGACAGAGATAGAAGTAGAACAGTTAACACTAAAGCATACAGAACAAGTCTATAAAACTGTTGCTGAAAAATGTGGTACTTGCAGTGGGCTTGGTTATATTAGAAAAAAGAATAAAGACGGTAAGCCTTCTAAAATGCTAAATATTTGCCCTAAATGTAAAAAAGAAGGAATGATATTTATAGAAACAGAAGCTAAGGCAGGTTTTAATTATAAAACAAAACAAGTAAGCGATGTTGCTCAAGGTGGTTTTAAAACGGATAAAGAAACTTTAACTAGAATTAGTAGAGTTGCTGAAGGTTTGTTAAAAGAATTTGTTGATAGTATGATTCGATATAGTGCCATTGAAACTTACCTTAATACTTTTATAACCGGAATTAAAGATAATACTAGAGAAGACAGATTACTTCATCCTTCTTTTAATCAACATATTACTACCACAGGCAGACTATCCTCATCTAGACCTAACTTCCAAAACATGCCTAGAGGTGATAAGTTCCCTGTGAAGAGAGTAATTAAATCTAGATTTGAGAATGGACAAATTATTGAAGTAGACTTTGCTCAGTTAGAATTTCGTACTGCCGTCTTCTTAGCCCAAGACTTACAAGGCATGGAAGATATTAAGAATGGTGTGGATGTTCACCAATACACTGCCGATGTTATTGGTTGTTCCAGACAAGATGCGAAGGCCCACACATTCAAACCTTTATATGGTGGAATGATGGGTAAGAAAAAGGAAGTAGAATATTATGAAAAATTTTTAAAGAAGTATAAAGGAATTGCAAATTGGCATTTAAAATTACAAGAGGATGCCTATAGGACAAATATTGTTAGACTACCTAGTGGTAGAGAATACTTCTTTCCTAATGTTTATAGAAGGATTAGTAAATATACAGGGAAATATATTTATTCTAATTCTACCAACATTAAAAACTATCCTGTGCAAGGATTTGCTACGGCTGATATAGTTCCTCTTGCATGTATCAATGTTTGGGAACTATTAAAAGAAAGAGGATTGAAAAGTATTATTATAAATACTGTTCATGATTCAGTTGTCCTTGATGCCCACCCTGATGAAGTTGATGATGTCATAAGTATCATCAAGACAGGGTTTATTAATGTCAAGGATTCTTTATTAACACGATATAATTGTGAGTTGAATGTGCCATTAGACTTTGAAATAAAAAAAGGTAATAATTGGCTTGACTTATCCACAGTTATATGATATAATACAATTATAATATGAGGTATATAATACATGTCTAACGAACTAATAAATGAAATGGATAATTTATCAAGTGATAAGTTGATGTCCATGTTAGGACAAGATGCCGATACGGGGGGTTCTACCCTTGGTAGATTGTCTATCAATTACTCGTCAGAGGATGATGACGGTAACTTAATAAAACGAGGATTGTTTAAAGTAGAAACGAAAGAAAAAACTATTTATGCTGAAAAAGTTTCATTTAGACCCTTCTTAAATACATTCCAATACAAAAAGTATGACGGTGATAATGAAGAAAATAATTATAAATCTGTCATGTTTACTAGTTGGACTGATGCAAAACCTGATACCAATGGTACAGATTCCTGTGGCAGTGTACCCAAGGCATTGAGAGATGACCTAGACCCTGTCTCTAAACAAGAACAAGAAAAGATAACTTGTTATCGAAATGTTTTTGGAGTTGTAACTATTAAAGGTAAAACTTCTTCAGGTGAAGAGGCATCATTAAGTAATGAGCCTGTTGTTTACAGGGCCAGAGGTGTAAACTTTATGCCTATTGGTGACCAATTAAAGAGTCTATCAAGACGTAATAAAATTATGTACAATACTGTGCTAGACTTCTACGGAACTGAGAAGAAAAGTATGGGTAAGGATAGTCCACCTTACTTTGTAGCACAAATCAAAGACTCTAATAAGGATGTGAAATTCTCCGATGAAGACAAGGTGATTCTGAAAGACTTCCTTGACTACGTAAAAAATGAGAATGATTATGTGAAAAAGGAGTATGACAATGCTATAACTGAAAAACATAAATCAGTGGTCTCTCCCGATGACCTAGACGATGATGCTATCTTAGAGGAAATGTCAGCTTGACTTTCTTAGAAGAAGTAAAATCATTTTTGGCACAGGCTCAAAACGAGCCTGTCGCCATACCAAAAGAGATACTTGAAGAGTTTAAAGAAGATTGTGGAAAGGCAGTACAAAAACAGTTTACAGATAGCAGAGAGAAAGAGTTTAGAATTAGAATGTCCAATATTGGCAAACCACTATGCCAATTACAAATGGAAAAGAAATATTTCAATGACGAATCATTAAAGAATTTTGAAAATTACAATTATAAGTTACGTAATTTATTCGGTGACATCTTAGAAGCAGTGGTTGTGATGTTACTGAAATCAGTTAAGGCAAACATAGATAGTACTCAGGGAGATGTTAAACTTGATGCAGAATATTTTGACATCAAGGGAACTTATGATATTATTATTGACGATAAAGTGTATGATATCAAAAGTGCATCCCCTTTTGCCTTTGAAAAAAAGTTTGGGGAACAAGGTGGTGGATTTGAAAAGTTTGTAGAAGACGATGTCTTCGGATACTTATCCCAAGGGTATCTGTATTCAGAAGCCACCACCAAGCCTTTCGGTGGTTGGATTGTTGTTAATAAATCTACAGGGGAGTTGCTAGTGAGTAGCCCCCCTGAGGATGATGAGAAGTATCGACAACAGGCCCTTGCTACCGTCAAGAAAAACATCAAAGCATTAATGGATGATGAACCATTTGAAAGATGTTTTGATTTAATTGAAGAAAGTTTCTATCAAAAGAAAACGGGTAATAAAGTTTTAGGTACTGTGTGTTCTTTCTGTCCATATAAGCATAAATGTTGGGGTGATAATATTCAATACTTGCCCCAACAACAATCTAAAGCAAAGAGTCCTAAGTTTTTTTGGTATACAGAAATAAATAAACCCAAGGAGACAGATAATGAAACAAGTACCCATTGATAATGATAGTGTTGTTATCGTAATCAAACCCTATGGTGATAATAAATTTGCCTGTGGATTACATTCTAACTACGAACAAGATACAGAACAAAAAGTAATGTGTTATACAGTGGCTATGGGCCTATGTCAAATAGCCCTTGATGACCCTGATATGGTCTATGAGATTGGATTAAGTGTGGCTGAGATAGAGAAGAAGAAAACACAAGTAAAAAAGAATGGTCATGATAACCTATTAAGTATCTCTGAATGGAGAAAGAAGTTAAACTAATGGAATATGTAAGTGATTTTAAAGCTGACCTAGTTGTTGGTAAGAAGGGCGAAAAAATAATTGGTGACTTGCTTGAAGGGGATATGGTTGAGGTTAAGTCTGAGATTGATAAGTGGATTAAAAGTGGTAATCATTTTTGTGAATACAAAAGTAGAGGAAAAGATAGTGGAATCAATAAGACACAATCAAAGTATTGGACTATTAATTTATACAAAGGTAAGAAGTTTTGTTTTGCTATCTCTTTAGAAACTGCTAGACTAAAAAAGATTGTAGAAAAAAATAAGTATCGTTCTGTTCCTGGGGGTGATAATAATACTTCATGGGGATGGTTAGTTCCCTTAAAAGATTTATTAGATATTAATAACTATGGATAAGATTAATCCTCATTATTATAAAGGTGGTATTGAAACTGCTGATTACATAGAGTCACATGATATGGATTACTTCCAAGGTAATGTTATTAAATATGTGACGAGATTTAGAAAGAAGAATGGTATAGAAGATTTAAAGAAAGCAGAATGGTATCTGCAAAGGTTGATTAAAAGATATGAGAATAATTAAAGACCCCTTCACAGGAAAACTACTAGTATCATTAGATGCATTTGAGATGAAGAATGCTAAAGAGAAGAGTGTGTTTGAAATAACTTATGCAAATCTCAAAGTATTCTTTGATGATATATACGCTATTATTAATACTGAAATAGATAAGATTGAAAAAGAAAAGGAGAAGAAAAGAAATGAAGACTTATTTAATAAATGAGGAACAAAGACAGGAAGTCTTAAAGTACTTGTGGACTAAGCCTTATGGTGAAGTGTTTAGAAGTATGGAAGTTCTATTAAAGTTAGAGGAGAGAAAGGATGAGCGAGTGGAAGAACCTAGTAAGAAGAAAGTTTGATTATAAGATTGATATCGGAAACTATTCCTTAGGTATCAATCGAGATTTTAATTTAGTGATTGACGAAGATACTGTCAATTACAAAGTCCTTAACAAAACCCTCCAAGAAATGTATCCTGAATTTAGACAATCTAATGTGATTGTATCTGTTGCAAGAGAAACGAAGTATCAGTTTGAAGAACTATCTGATAGGATGACTCAGTTTATTAATAAGATAGTTTAGTTATCTTTTTATATATTTATTACTGTATATACTTTGTCTAGTCTGAGGAATACCCTCTAACTCTTCGACTTGTATTTGTTGTGTGTCAATAGTAGGACTTGTTTCTGCTTGTCTTTGTCTGTCACCAGATTCAAATAAATCTAATTCTGCTTGTCTTCTATTGACTAGGCCTGATAAAATTTTACCACCTGTTTTATCTTTTACAAAACCTATTTTAGAATCAAAGGCTTCTTTTTTAAATCTTTCCATGTCTCCTAAAGCTAGACCTTCTTTATATGCTTTACTTTCTAAAAATCTTTTTTGCCCTATGTTATAAACAAGAGATGTTAATGCCGCCTTTTGATTATCATCTAGATATATTCTTTTACCTCTAGCGTCTTTTAAATTATCTACAAAGTTTATGTCTTTTTGGATTCTTTCTTTAAACTGTAATTCCATTTCTGGAACTGTTTTAGCAGGGATAACACCACCTAGATTGTTTGCAGTTCTAATCTCTAGACCAAATCCATAAGTCCTATTTCCTGAAGGGTCTTTATACTCACCTAATAAAGGTATAGCACCAGTAGCTACGTTTGGAATATATGTACTATTAGGGTCATATCTTTTTGCCGATAATATAGCATCATATAAAGCTGAATTTTCTTGTTGTGCTATAAATTTAAATGCTGTATCTAGGACTGTTCCTAAATCTTTTATTCTTTGTTGTGCCATTATTTTTTTACTAAGCTCCCACCGAAATATAGACCCACGATAGCTGACATTAGATGTGTATCGAGAGGTGTTATTACTAAACCTAAGAACTCTTTGTCCATGAGTATTTCTTTCTTCTCTATTAGGAATAAGAATCCCTGTGTAAACTCTGTCCATGTCAAGATGACTGGAGTATCGAATAGAACAGGCACTAGCTTGGGCCATGCTATAATAAAAAAAACTGCTGTTAATGCGATGATTCTTCTTGTCCATTGAAAGCCTTTGTTCTCATAAGTTCTTGCACTCTCAATAGATTTCATTTGGAAGTTTGCACGTTCCAATAACATTTTTTGTTCTTCTTGTTTTGCTTTAATGCTTTGCCCCCAGATAGACATAAGTCCACCGAGTAAGCTAGAGCCTAGCATTGTAATCATTTCTACTGGTAATCCACCAAACATTTTATCTCTCCTATAATATTCCTAGTTCTTTTGCTCTGCTATAAATTTCCTGTTCTTCTTCTGTTATTCCACCTTTCTTTTGTTGTTCGATAGGTGTAGATAAAACATTTTCCATCATTCTCTTTATAGCATCATGAAACTTTTTTGGATTTTCAAATCCCTTTTCTTTTGCTGCATCATAAATCCATCCCGGTAATGCCTGATTTATATCTCCATTAAATTTTATAATAAGTTCTACAGCTAATTGTACTAAATCGGATTTACCCATAGACTCTCTACCTGCTTCTTTTTTCATTTGATAATAAAAAATCTTTTCTTTTGCTTCTTCAAGACTTCTCATTGCCATATATTTTCTTCTAAACCAATCCTCATCATCTCTCTTAACAGAATAGGCTTTGTTATCTAAGTAGTAAGGGTTATCTTTATTTTGATACCACCATTCTATCCATCCATGTATAGACGTAGGTGTTATATCTTTCCATGCATCTCTTATTTTAGAGGGTGCAGGTGGAACATAGTCTAGTAAATTATCACCTGTTAGTTGTTGACTTGCTTTGTGCATCATATAATATTTACTCAATTCTATAACTGAAGGAATAGCACTAAATGCAAATTCAAAACTTGGAAAGGTTATAATCTCTGTAGGGTCAGAAGTTGGAGCCATCAGTGAATTGCTCATGTCTGCCTGTAAAACTGTAGAAGGTGCACCAAAAATAAACACATCAGGTAATCCAAGTTTAATTAGTACATCACTTAAAGTACTCCAATTATCTGTTAGTCCTGTAGCATTAAATCCTTTTATTAATGCATCAACAAAAGTTACACCAACGACACCTTTTAATCCTCCAAAAAATGCTTGACTTGCTATAAAGTTTGCTAACTGTGTAGTTTGACCTTTAGGTATAGGCACTGGAAGTTTTTGTTTACCTATAGTTAGTTGTTTAAATTCTGCTTTCTGAACTGCTTCATGCATTTGGCCCCACCAATTTTGTGCATAAGTTTTAAATAATCCTACAGGTCTAGATATTGCACCTAAAAGATTAAATACCATTGGTCTATTATAGGCATGATATTCTGTCATTCTTTGGTTAGCTAAGTATGGTGCTTCTCTAATAATAAACTCTTTGCTATAACCTAGAGAAAGCATATGTTCACCTATAACATTAACAGCTTGTAGTCTTGTGAACTTTTCCATAAAGCCAACAGGTATTTTACCATTGATATAATTAAGGGCTTTTCTTCCTGCGAGTCTTGTATTTATTTTTCCTTGTGATAAATACGTTTCACCCATAAATTCTTTTATCATTGCTTCTGTTATGACATCTTGTCTGACTGCAGACTTAGCTAATTGAATATTAAATTCTGTAGGTTTGAGTGTACGCATCATACCTAATGCTAAAGAGTGATAAGCGTGAGCAGTAGCATCAGCCATTGTTCCACCTTTCATTTCTACAGACATTCCTGCTAATTTATGAGGTAACATTTGTAAAGGCTGAATACCCTGAAGCATTATAAATCTAGAGTTTAAAGCTAAAAGAAAAAGAGTATTTGCTATATCTGCTGTTTTACCATACCACTTACTAACACTTGCCTCTATTGCAGCACCTTCTGGACTCTTTCTTATAACTTCAACAACTTTATTAATAGGTATACCGATAGCATTATTTTTGTACATATCAGCAAATTTAAAGTCTTCAGGGTATAATTGACCTATAGTCTTTTCCCCTCTTCTTCCTTGTAATCCTTTTCCTATAGGTGTATTATAAAATGCATTAAACTCATGAGATAGTTTTATTCTTAACGCACTTTGAATTCCACCACTAATATATGTTGTTACAGCCTCTTTAAAATCTTTTACTCTTTTTGATGTGCTTCCAACTGTTCCTAAATAACCTGCTACTTGCTTACCAGTTCGTTTCATTTTTCTAACATTGAAACCTCTTTGTAAGTATATTTGATTTACTGCTTTGTCAAGGGCATCAATAGCTTTTTTATTAGATTTATTTCTAACAACAAGATTCATAACATCTTGAAATACCTCTGCTGATATATCTTTTACTTGACTTTGTTGTTTGGAACGAATATTAATAATTAAATCTTTAGGCTCAACAAATTTATTAGGCTCTATTTCTAATTCTTTTTCTGTTAATAGTTTTTTTCTTATAGCATTAGCTTCTTTTAAACTATTTGCTCCATAGACTCCTACTAAATCCCCTTTAGAATTATTTACATATACTTTATACTCACCTAAATATATTCTAGGAAAGTAGTTAGGTCTTCTGTTTAT